TTTGTGCAATTCTAGCTTTCCAAGCATCCATATCTTTATAGATCTCATCAAGCTGATCGCCAATATCACCATATGCAGCTTTACGAGTAGCTCTTATGGTATTGTTATTTTCTAATGTATCACCATCAGATGAATATGTAGCAAGTTGGTCATCAGTTGGTTGTGCAATATCTAAGTTCCATTCTTTAATATATGGACCTTTACCATCTGAATCATCTTGCAACAAAACATCTTTAGTAAAATCTACATCAGATACACCATTGGCTTCTGCGTAAAGTTTTATTGTAGTTGATAGTTGTGCCATTTGTTTTTCCTTTCTTTATTTTAAAACCTCTGTTGGAAATTCGTATGCTATGATTTTTTCTACAGTATCTAGTCCTTCGGTAGCGTCACGAAGTTTTTGTCGATACTCTTTCATTTCATTACTCATTTCTAAATCCGAACTTGCAGTCCAATCCGTTTGAGCTAATTTGAAATTTCTTTCTTTTCTAAAATCATCTAATGCGTTTTTAAGTTTATCTCCCTCAAAGATTTTTTGCTCATCAGCAGTAGGATCTCTGACTTCTTTTTCAGTTCCATCAGGATTTAAAATAACTATTTTACCTTCGTTTGCCATTATGTCCTCTTAATTCCGTATAATGTTAATTGACTTCTACCAGTGAAACTACCACCACCTTCATTATAAATGTACAACCCAGTATGTTCTCTTGTTGCATAATCAGTTGTGCCACCACCACCTAATATGTAAGCCATATATCCGTCAGTCCTTCCATATGAACCAATGTAAGAATATTGTGTCATCACAGTAGCGTTTAGGGGTTGGTAGATAAACAACGATAAATTCATTCCTGTACCCGTAGAATTACCATCCATATTTGAAGTTAATTTTGGATATGAATTTTGATAATTTTGACTTCTATCTGATCCATTTGAATCAATAATTTGAGTTCTACCTCTATAAATATTATCAGATGTTGCGCCAGTTTCATTGTAAAACTTAAACAAGACTTGTGTTCCCGTAGAAGTTGATCCTACATTATCAAACTGAACCATATAATTATCATAATCTGATGTAAAAATACTATTCCAACCCGTTGCTGTGCCACTTAAAGTAGTTTTTGTAATCTGCACAAAAACCTGCGGTATACCAGTAATAGTACCAGTAAAAGCATAATTAGAACTTAAGTCTAGTTTTGTGTTATCTACTGCGTCATCAGTAATTGATGGTTTAATAATTCTAGTTATTGCCATGCTATGCTCCTATTAACCTATATCCAAAAAATCTTGACCAAGCTGACTGTAAAGTTTCATTATGTGATGCATTTTGATTTACTCTTACATCAACATAGTCACCAGCAGATAAATCTAATTGAGTTGTAAAATTTAATGTAGGATCTGCACTTGCTGATTGTGCTTGACATAAATCTCCACTAAAATCAGTAACAGATCCATTTTTATAAAAATATATTTGATGTCTTGTAGCTGTACTATTGTTAGAATTACTATATGACTGATGAGCAGTAAAAACATATTTACCAGCTTTACCTGATGGAACAGTAAATCTATAATTTGAAGTATCAAAAGCAGAATCAGTATCATAAACTTCTGTATCAAATTGTACTATTGTTATGGTATCAGTAGATATAGTTTGATTACCTGATAACTTTACAAAGAAAGCTGGAGTATTCTGACCACCTATATTGTTAGTAGTAATACTTCCTGATCCATTAGATATTAATAGGTTATTTCCACCTACATCTTGTATTGTGTTTACTTTAATAATTGATGTCATGTTATGCTCCTATTAATTTAAACATATATAAACTTGTTTCATTTGTTTCTGTACTACTACCTTCAAACTGAGCTGCATTTGTAGAGTTTATGTGTCCATATAAACTAATCACATCATTTGCAGCTAATGTTGCAATAGTAGAACACTCTAAAGTTCCAGTTGCTTTCCAATGAGAATTAGGATTATCTGTAGTATGAGCAAAACTTGTTCCATTTTTTCTTATTGTAATGTTATGGTCACGCAAAGCATCTGCTGCTCCAGTAGTAAAAATTATTGTTGCCATAATATAATATTTACCAGCCTCAGGAACAGTGTATTCATAAGTGCTTGTATTAAAACCATTAGCAGTATCAATAGATGTTTGATTTAATGTTACTTTTGTATAATTATTATTTGTAGCAGTTTGTGTTGTATTTAAAAAAGCAAATAATGTTGGAGTATTAGCAGCGAAAGTCTGTGTAAATGTACCACTACCATTAGAAGATATAATATTGTTACCCCCTAAGTCAGTTATTTGATTTGTTTTTAATATGCTCATGTTCCTATCCTAAATCCTCCAAAACTTGTATTATAGTTTGTGCCTTTTATACTCGAACTAGAACTATCGGAAGTACCTGCACTAAAAAATAATTCTATGTAATCAGATGCAGATAAATCATCACAAACAGAAAAACTTGAAGAGAATCTTCGTGAAGTTATTGAGTTATTATTAGTGTTCCAAGTTGATTCAAAAAAGGTCGTGCCATTTTTCTTTAAATATGAATTGAAGTTTTTTATAGCATTGTTAGAATTAAAAACATCAACAGTCCAATTAAAAATATATTTACCAGCTTTTCCACTTGGAACTGTAAATCTGTAATTAGAACTATTATCAAAAGCATTATCTGAATCAAATACTTCTGTATTAAAAGCAACTTTAGTTTCTGTGCCACTTGAAATAGTCTGGTCTGAACTTAGTCTTACAAAAAAAGAGGGTTGCAAAAAATTACTTTGCACATCACCACTACCTAAAGCTATGGTTGATGCGTTACTAGATCCTAATGTTAGTGTGCTAGTTCCTGAAACTGCATCTATTGTGTTTACTTCTATTTTACTCATAATACTACAAATGTACTCCCTGATGGTACTGTTAATGTACCTGATATAGTCAGACTGCCTACTGCCATAGCATTTTTGCCAGATGCAATAGATATGTCTGTAAATGTTTGTGGATTAGTCATAAAGAATGTAGATGATAAACTAGAAGAAGTTATTGTTCCGTCAGTTGGTGTACCGATATCTCTACTATGTCCTAGTACTCTACCACTAAAATTATCTGATGATGCTGGAGGAGAGGTAAATGTTATCTGTGATCCACTAATACTATATGCAGATGTGTATTGTACAACACCTGATATAGATATGATTGCATTAGCATCTGTTTGTGGGAACACAGCAGTACCACCTGATGTCAGATTAAATGTAACATTAGAAGCATTAAAACCACTAGATATATCATCTAGCTCAATATAGTTTCCTATAGTGGGTTCACGACCTACATAGCTCATTATGCACCTCCTAGTAAATATCCACCTAAATAACAGGCTTTTTTATTGTGTTCAAATTCATATCCAGATCCAGCATGATAATCTAGATAACCAAATAGTTCTAAATAATCATTTTGTGCTAAATCAATAATTTGAGTAGTAGTTATAGTATCTCTATAGGACACATTATTAGCAGTAATATTATTAGTATTAAAATATTGTGTTCCATTTTTATAAAGTAATAAACCTATATTATACATATGATAAGCACTTTGTGTAATTTGCAAACCAGCGTAAATAAAATACTTACCAGCAGTAGGACAAGTAAAACGATAATTTGTTGAATTATCATATGCGTTATCTGTATCAAGAACTTCTGTATTAAGTTGTGCTTTTACTATTGTTGATGGACTAATTGATTGATCGCTACTTAAATATGCGTGAAAAGCTGGAGTATTGCCTCCAGCATCTGCAAAACTTAAATTACCTGAGTTATCTGTTTTTAAAATTTTATCTGTAGCTGGTGCTGTACTAGGAAATGTAAGTGTATAACTTTGTCCAGCACTATGGGGTGGTGACTTTAACTTAATACCATGTGAGTTTACTCTACAATTAAGTTGTAGATACCCATCATTAGATCCGTTATCACCTTTAACTGTTAGACCAGCAGTACCATTAGATATAAGATTTACTTTATCTTTAGATACTGAACCAGCTGCAATATCATCACTGGTTAATATAGCGTTAGTAGGTTGTCTACCTATATAACCCATTCTATGTTATCTCCATTATTGATAATGCTGCATCTATCTTAGCAGAAACAGAGCAATCAACTTTT